ACCATGCGAGAGTTTCGGCGTTAGACAGCACTTCGTTACCGTCTGTGTCGGCTTGCCCCATGAAGTTGGCCGCGATGAACGCCTTGAGCGCCGGCACGTCGGGCGTGTTGAAGGTCACGTCAATCGAGCGAGTGATCGTCTGCGCGTTGGCGGCGACAATGGAAAGCAAGCAAAGAATAATGATTCGCATGAGGTACTCCCTAGCTTTAGTCGCAATCCCAAGCGCCGTTGATGCGCTTTGCGAACGCGCCGGAGCCGCCCGAAGCGCACGGGGTGGCTTTCTGGCAGTCGGTGCAGTACGAGTACGAGCCGTTCGGCTGGGTACTGAGATCGGCGAAAGCTAAGCCGTCGAAAGCGGCAAAGCTCTCAACCTGTGCGCACGGCGTGACGCCTTGGCCGGCGCCGTCTTCGCAGCGGTGGATCGTGGCGCCGGTGGTGGCTGTAGTGTCTTTGACTAGGACGGTTTGGGCGCCGCCGATGGTGACAAAATCGACTCCATCTGACAGGCCCCTAAATACGCCTGTAGTGCCACCATAGGCCCAGCCCGTGTCCTTATCGCTACTCCAGCTATAAGTTGGAGTAGAGGCAATCACGTTACCGAAGCGAATCGCTGGCGTATATCCGCCAACTCCAGAAAGATGAGGGCTGGACCACAGCAATGAGGGACTTTGACTGACGAGGCCACTATCAACGAACAATACCCGCCCATCCATCAACCGCGACCCAATTGCCTCTAGGATCTGCTCATTGATGTAAGCGCCAGAACCGTTATCGACGAGGATATCGTCAGCAGCGCGAGACGTGATCGTGACATCCGACAAGTCATTCGCCGCTGAAGCCCCGCCACCGCCAGACGATCCGCCGATGATCGCCTGTGCCGACAGTGATACCGAGAATGCGAGAATCAGAATCAGTGCGCGCATCAGAACTCCTGCCCCGCAATGAGCACCTTCGCGTCGCCCGTGATGGCGTCGGTCTGGACCGTCAGGTTGTTGGCCGTCGAGTCGTCATCCTCTAGGAAGAACCCAGACAAGGAACGGCCTACGGTCTCGCCGGCGGCGACTTGAAACGTCCAGAGCGTAGTTCCAGCCCCAGCATCCGAGTCGATGAACGCTGTCACCGTTGGTGTAACGCCGCCATTGAAGTTCACCTCAGTTGCGGCCGTAGCGGTTGCCGCCGTGCCATCTCGCGAAACAGTAACCTCGCAAGCAACCGAGCAGTAAACCTCGAAATAGTCGAAGACGACCCACTTGGAGCCGCTTGCAGGTTGCTGGACAGTCACATCACATGCAGCAGCCGACAGCGACGCGCAATCGTCAAAGACGATGAAACGGTTGTTCCTGGTGACTTTCTGCGGTGAGGCACTCGGCACCAACAGCAGCGCCGCCAGCAGCGCGGGGATAATGTGTCTTGTCATGATTTCCTCGCCGGTTTTGTGGCGCGTCTGCGCCTCGATCGTTTCTTTGTAGCGGGCCGCTCGGGCTTCGCGTCGATAGCGGAGGGAGGAACGCTATCAAGGCGCTGCTCGGCGGCCCGCATGTCGCGCGCCAGTGTTTCTACCGCTTCTCGCGAGCGATGCAAGATCGGACGCCAAAGGGGAGACTCTGACCATCGCGATTCCATTAGGCCGCAGCCTCGACACCCGCGAGCGTTGCCGCCGTCAGGTCCCAGCCTTGCCACGTAGTCGCCGTGGTGCAGACCATAAAAACAAGAGTGTTGGCCGGAATGGCGGACTCGGCATTGGCCCCAGTGCCGCCGTTGATCGCCACCGTTGCCGGCGCGCTGGATCGCAGCTCGAAGCCATTGGCCCCGACGTGCAGCAGAACCACAGTACCCGGCGTAGGCGCTGGCAGGACGATGATGTTGTTCGCGCTAGCGCTTGTTACGCTAACAAAGCTGGCCCCAGTTGGGATCGTGCCCGTTGTCAGGCCGTCCGATGTTGCCGTGGCTGCGTACGGCGTCAGCAATAGGCCCTTGCCCATGGTGACGAGTTCGCCGGCGAGAGTCAGTACAGACTCGCCGGATGTGTTCTGGACATCGAGCGCACCCGATTCCCACCTTGATGTGACGTTGGTAACTGGCATAGATTGATCTCCAAAAATAGGGCGGACCCGAAGGCCCGCCCATTGGTTGAGGGATAGGGGACAGCCAGCTAAGAAAGCAAGCTAACGCCCGCGTTGGGGCGCGGAGGATCGTCGCAGAACGCGATGACGGCGGCGTCAACCGGACTGTCAACGCCCTCGGTCAAAGTCAACTCGACGAAGGGCTCTCCCTCCGTGACTTGGTCATAGCGCACCTTAACCAATGTGGTCTTGGTAGCGCCGGCAGCAGGCGTAACGCCTGACGTGGTCGCGGTCGTGTACCCGCCCGCCGTGTCGAAGTCAGCGCCCGACGTGACAGTCTTGTACTCGAACGCAATGGCCGTGCCAGCGCCGCCAGCAGCGGCAGCGTAGGTGTTGACCGTGATGGCCGCCGTGCCTGTTCCGCCCGTGCCTTCGACGACAAGGAAAAACAGGTTGCCCGTACCCGGATGGCGGACTCGATCAGTTGACGGGTCCGTGTTGTAGCGGTCCGCGTCAGGAGGCAACGCGAAGGGAATGATGTGAATGGTATTTGCCATTGTTGATGCTCCTTAGGCGCGCGTGGCCAGTGTGATGAACGGCGATAGGGTGTTGGACCCATTTGCCGGCGTGAGGGCCGAAGGCCACCACGCTTTGCCGTCGTTGCGGAGTTCAAACCGCAAAGCGGTCTCACCCTCAACGAACTTGACGTGCATCGATTGCGCTGCACGAATGCCGCCTTTCGAGGCATAGAGGTACTGGCTCATGTCAGCCAGAACGATGTCGCCGACGGTGCCGAGCGTGGCGCAGTGCTCCACCGGAACCACAGGGCGGCCCAGCAGCGTGCCAAACGGCGATCCGCTGGCGTTATTCGCGGGCATGTAGACGGGAACACCGCCCGTGCCCACGGCAAGGCTCATGGTCATCAACTGAGGCTCGATGTCCTGATTAATGAACCACACAGCATTTGAACGCGACGGCGCGTACATCCTGGCGTACATGTTGACGATGTTCTCGTAAACGATCGTCGCCGCCGTTTGGCCGGTCTCCTTCGCGACCGACACGGTGGCCGATTCGTTCAGGATGCCTTTCATTTGCGAAGCGCCGTCGCCGTTGAAAATCTCGTCCTCGATGGCGAACCGGATCGCCTGCGGAACCAAGTCATTGACTAGGGTCAGCATTTGCGGGCCGTCCTCGATCTGCTTGTTCGTCAGGTACACAAGCGAACCCAGGCTCTTGAGTTCCAGTTTCACTCGCTCGATGGCAACGGTCGAAGCAGTCGGGCCATTGCCCTCGCCGAAACGACCGACCGTGATACCGCCATAGCGGCTACCGGAAACGCGGGAGTTTTCTTGCACCGCGTTCCATTCGGCAGTGTCGCCAACGCTGATCGGAACGGCCTGGGTACGGTTTACGATCTGGCCATCGCTAAAAATCTTGCGAAGGATGGTGCTGCTGACGGTGGAAGGCACCAAGAAACCGCCATCGGCGGCAATCAAAGTACCCTGACCAGTCACGCGCGACTCCATAAATGTAGAGCGCAGCTCCTGGTTCATGTTGCCAGGCAGTTCCTGGTTTCGCTTCATCGCGATGACGCCCTGGAAAAACTGGTCCGCCTCTTCAACGGGCCAAGCGTCGTAGTTCTTGCGATCTTCAACGATCTTCCGATCGCCGTTGTCGCCGGGAATGATGGCGGGAGTCTCAAAACGGCGCAATTCTGCCGCTTTGGCTTCCCAGCCTGAACGCTTTTCGAGCGCCTTGAGATCGGCTTCGCATTGTGCGACTCCGGCCTCAATCTCGCCCATGCGCTTGGTTTCGTCTTCGGACAGCGCGCGCTTTTCGTTGGTTGCGGCGGCGTAGATGCCGTCGCCCTCGGACACAAAAGCGCGAAGCTGCGCCTGAATCGTTTCGCGATTCATAACACGTCTCCTTGTGATCGTTAGTGGTTGTCGTCGCTACGCCAGCGACAGGGCAGCCATACGGGTTCGCAGGGTCCAAGCGGCGCGCATGTACTCAGTGGCTTGCACTTCGGACAGCGGGTGCTCAGTAACCGATTCAGGATCGGTTTTTAGACGCTCCAAACGTTCGATGGTTTGTGCGACGAGGTCCTCTTCCACTGCGTCCAGCGTGAAGCCTGCCCGTCGCTTGATCGCGAAGCCCGTCAGGGCCTCGAAGTTGATGCCGGTCTCTTCAATCGACCGTTCAATTTTTGAGGTCGTCGCCGGACTCGCCGGCATGGTAACCGGCCCGGTTTCGATTAGCTCGATCTCTTTGATGGTGCGAAGGCTCGGTTTGCCGTCCTTCTCTTCCCACTCTTCCCGATGGACGAAGAACGCCATCGAAGAACCGTCCACGTCGCCGCGCTGGATCTTACGCGCAACCGATTGGGCTTGCGGGTCCCGCGGATCGGCAAGGATCTCGTAGCGCAGTCCGCGCTTGTCTTCCTCCACAGTCATCGTTCCACTTTTGGTACGGCCTAGCAGGAAGTCCGGCGAGTGGTTGAACATGCCGCGAATGTCGGGCTGATCCTTGAGCGTCTTGGTGAAAGCACCGTCCGCGATCTGCTCACGGAAGCCCATCACCGAGTACTTGGAGTTGAAGACCGCGCCGTATCCCGCGATCTTGATAACCGACTCGTCAGATTCCGCCCTGGTCTCCATCGACGGGGCAATCTGGACATTGCGGTGCTCTTCAATCAGTTCTCTACCCATACATCACCCCGGCACTACCATGCAGTCACACGCGCCATGCAAAGGCGGCGTCTTTAGATTTCGCCTAATTCGCAGCGGTCGCGTTGCCCCATCGGGCTGCATGGAACCTGGCTCTACAAACGGCTGCGATCCACTCACACGCTTTCCTCGCATCGAGTTGCAGTACGGGCAGTTCTTCCCGAATGCGGCCCATACCAGCCCGTAGCCAGCCGACGTGAAGATCAGGGCCGCCACGCGATTAGCGATACCGTACGCTTCGCGTACCGCTTCCTTGCCGGCGCGAGGCTTACCATTAGCGCCGTTCTTCCATTCGTCCACCCGAACAGCCACCGCCTCGGCTGGATCTTCATCCAGCATCGTTTGGGCTTCGACCGCAACAGCTTGAAGCTGGGCAATCGTTGCGCGGGTGAACGATTCCGCGAAATTCTCGGACCATGTGCGCGCGAAAGTAGCCACTCGGTCGTCGGGTTCGTCAATCTTGACTTCTTGCCGCGCTTGGTCACCGATGGCTTGTGCAATCGTCAGCAAGGCCGGCGCAACAGCAGCCCGAACGCTATCAACCCGCCCGCGTGCATATTCTTCGACCCATGCGATAAAGCCCAGCGCGTCGCGCTGCTCAGCCCGCAATAGCGGCGAGCCCTCGCGCGTAATTGCCCGCGCCTGGATCTCGATCTCGCGCTGTAGCGCCCGCTCGAATCGCGGCATCAGTCGTGCTACGGTGTCACGTCGCGACTGGGCCGCCCGGATCTCCGCTTCGCCCATGCCAGCGGCGCGGTTGAGCGCCACTTGCCGCTCGTCATCGTCCTGCTGGTCGTCGTCGGGTTCGGCCTCGACATCGGCCCCAGCGGCGTCGCCTTGGTTGTCCATGTCACCAGCCGCAGGTAAATCCTCAAGCCGTGACATATTGAGCGGAACCAGCAAACTGTCGCCGCCCTCGATCGCGGGCAGGTTCTCCAGCGCACGCCGCTCGTTAATCGTGGCAAGTCCCCATTGAACCGCCAGCGCCGAGCCTTCCATGCGCGTTTTGAAGTCGCCGCGCAACAATCCGTCCACGTTGTGCCGCACGAAGTAGCGCTCGCGCTCTTCCGGCGTCAGGAATTGCTTTTCAATGGCCTGCTCAAGGGCTGTGAGCCACGGTAGCAAGGCGTACTGGACGTATTCGAGCCCTTGGTGCTCGATGTTGCTAAACGTCGCCCGGTCAAGCGCCTGTAGCCGGTGCATCGGCACCATGTAGATCTGGGCCAGGTCCTCTTTGACAAACTTGGCCGTTTCGATGAACTGCGCTTCGTTGTTCGGAATCTTGACGATCTGGTCAATCTCGATGCCTGGAGGCATCAACGCCAACGTGCTCAACCCGCGCTTACCTGCGAATTGCTCCGTCCACTTCCGCTTAAAGTTCTCGACATCCGTGCCGTCTTTCATCGTGCCGGTCATCTTGGCGATGACCTTAGGGACCGGCGAGCGGAAATAGGCTGCGCTGTATTCGCCAAGCGCCAATGCCCGCCCAACCGTCTCCATGCACATGCGGATCGGCGACACGCCGGTAATTCCGCCATCAGTGCTCAACCCAAAGTTGTGGAAAACCTTATCCTCTGGCAAAATTGTCTTGGTGCCGTCTGGGTTGTTCAGTTCGTAGCTTTTAGATAGATCCGAGTTCACCCTAACCCGTTGTACCCGCGTCGGGTCAATCGGTACCGTCTGATACTCGCCACGCCCGTTTTTGATGATCTGTTCGTACTGATTCCCACTACCAAGAACCGAATACCAGCCCCTCATGGACCACTGCATCGGCGTGTGAAGCCTATTGGGCTGCCGCAGCCACGCAGATACTGGATGATCGTTTACGATCTTGCGCCCGCCATCCGATTGCCGCTCGTACAAGTGCCTCGGCAATGCGCTCATGTCCCGCGCAAGGATGTTGATGCACGCGAAGACCGTCGCGTGCCGAGTCGCCGTTTCCTCTGTAACGCGAACCCCAGCGGCGGATTCTTGGCCCATCTCTGCCATTGCCAGCAGTTGACTCCAATCCTGCATGGACAGATTCGCGTTACGGAACGCCCAAGCGGCGTTTTTGATTCGTTGCAGGATCATCAGGCGAACGCCACTTGGCTAAAGTCGATCTCTTGAGCCGCTTCGTCTCTCAGGTACACGCCGTAGGCGTAAATGGCCGAAACCGGCCAGTCAATCTTGTTTTCGGCCCGCTCTTTGCGCGGCATAATGTTGTCTTTCTGGTCTCTGTGCCCGACGACGTTGGAAACCATCCACGCCGCCATCGGGCAGCCTTCGTGGGCGATCTTGCCGTCCAGTACGTCCGCCTCAAGCTGTTTCATCGGCTCCGATAGGTTGCCGATCGTGTTTCGGTACTCCACAACAGGAATGCCCTCGGCCTGCAACTCTTGCATAAGCTTCAACGCCTGCCACGGATCGAACGCCGCCGATCGCACATCGAAATTCCGCGCTAAGTCTCGTACTTGGTCGCCGATCTCATCGAAATCCGTCGTTGCTCCCTCGGTTGTCCGCAATCGGCCCTCGATTGCCCATCCTGGGTATTGCGCGTTGACGCTTCCTTCGACCGTATCCTCGGGAGCCCAGCAGAACCGGAACAAATAGCGCCTACCGTCCCGCACAAACAGCGCCGACAGCGCCGCAATGTCCGTCTTGCTCGCAAGATCAACGCCCAGCCAGCACGGCTCGCCGCGAAAGTCCTCGATGCTCAGCTCGGGATCGCCGCAGGCGTCCCACTTCCGCATATCCATCCAGGCTTGATCCGCGTTAACCCACTGATCCAGGTGCTTCGTCAGGAAGCCCGGTTGCGCCGCAGTCTGCTGTAACGCTTTCGCGGCCTTGCGCTGAAGGTCATCGACCTTAACCGAGACGCCGTAATTCGGGTTGGCCTTCGGCCATGTCGCCTCATCGGCCCAGTCATCGGCCTCATCGAGCGTGTAGACAATGCCGAA